ACCAGGATTGTAAGCATGCACAGGGATGTGAGCCCTCTGTAAGTCTTGGATCAGTGAGATGCCGGCGCTCTTATCCTCCACCAGCACCAGGTCAACTAGTTTTCTGGTCTTGCCTTCACCGTAGACAGTCTCGTATTCGCTGATGACTTTGGGCCGTAGGTCGGGGTACTGCAGATGCTCATTCCAGCAATCCAGCACCATGACGCTCATGCCGCCGTCCATGGGCTTGAATACACCAAAAGTAATGCACCCAGACGGGTCGTTGACGGTCTTTTCGCTGGTAGCGCAGTCATAGGACTGGATGATGTACTCGAGCCGCGGGAATGGCTTCCCATCTGGCCAAAGCCTGAACCAGTCTCTCTTGACGATACCGCCCTCTTCTGGGTCGATGATCTCAGCGTGGATTTCCTGGCGACCAAGGTTGGTGCCCTCATACTGAAGGATCTGCTTCTGGAAGGATGGGGCCAAGTTGGCCACATTGACGTAGGTGCTGGCCTTGGTAACCACCACATCGTCGCCCTCCCGATCCAGCAACTCCATCACTAGGGGCTTGGGTTTGGGCGTAGTCGAGGCAATGATCTTGGTGCGAAAGTCGGGGAAGCGCTTCTCATCGAGCTTCAGACGCACGGCGAACTGAATCATGTCCCAGGCTTCCTGCAGGTAGTCCCAGGCAGCTAACTCGTCCAGCCAGGCTCCGTGCCACTGTCCACCGCGGAAGCGCTCGGGCTCCGAGGCCGAGATGCCCTTGATGAATGAGCCATTCTTGAGCTTGAGCTCATGCAGGCTCTTGTTGTAGTCCTCTATAAGCTCTGCAGGTATGACACTCAGTAGGCCCGAGTCACCCTCAAAGCATGTCCCGCGGACGTCTCCTGATGTTGGGGCGCTCACCAGCCATCTGGTCTCTGGGTATGTCCAGGCCCAAGATCCCAGCGTCTCGGCGGCCGCCCGGGTCTTGCCGGCTCCGCGGCCTGCCAGCATGAGCCAGATGCTCCACCAGTCGGTCTGGGGCTCAGATTGATGCTTATGGGCTTTGATGTTCCAGGCTAGTTGCCAATTCACCGCTATCTGATTCAGAGGGTGCATCTGGGCATATACGCCCATGATCTTTGGGTCGGACAGGATGGCCTCAACCGCCCCCATCACTCACTCAATTGCTTTTGCATCTTCAGGCCTTTGAGGAGTTCCCCAAATACGTTCAAATGGACATCAGCCTGCATGTCCAAATCCATCTTGCCTGAGACTTCTGTTCTGGCCAGCTTGGGGATGTGGTACTCCACCACCGACTGGAACATGTCGAAGGCCTTCGCTGGGTTTGGCGGTACCGCAAACTCACCAGTCGGGTTTCCATTCTCATCCAACTTATGGACGCCCTTGGCTACTTCATCGAGCCATTCTCCGAGCCTATGAGCGTTTCCATCAACGAACATGGCTATAGCCTCACGGGCATTCGCTGTGGCCTTGTTAACGCTTCCTGCAGGCCTTCCTGGGCCTTTCTTGGGGAGGTTGCTCATACATCCCTCCCGATATCTTCAGTTTGTTTATTCTGAATGTTAGTGGTTGCTGACATATCTCAGTCCTTTCAGCGCATTCATTTCAGCGCCATTGGACTGAGAGTGTACTCTGTAATTATTTGTTTTGTGAAGAGGTGTGTTTTTGGTGTTTTTGTTGGAGTGCGGCAATTAGTTCGGGGTAACGCGCCAAAGGGATGTGTTCGGCGTCCTGGTTGCTGTTGATTAGCACTATTGCGCTGCCGATTTCCAGGGCTTCGAGGTAGGCATCTATGTACCACTTGGGTGCATCGGGCTCTTGGCTCTTCTTTTGTTTGTGGCTGGGGTTCATTGCTCCCTCGCCTTCAGCATTTCGTCTGCCATTGAATATGCGCGACTGGCGACTATTTTTCTTTCAATTTGGTTCCAGTAAAAGGTCTCTTGATCTTTATTTAAGTCGTGTCTGACCATGCGCATCGCGGCTTCAATTGAGGCCGCCGCAAAGTAGTCGCGCAGGGTCATGCCGCTTGTCTCGCCCATCTGCGGAAACGCTGGCCCACCTGTTTGTTTACTCATAGTCGCTCCTCAGAATGCGGTGTTCTGCCCAGCGTTTGTATGCCTTGAGGTCGGTGTTCTCCTTCTTCAGGCGCTCGACCTCACCACGTAGGTGATTGATGGTGCTCATGGCCTGGTCGATCCAATTGCTGACCTCCAGGGGCATGTCGAACTTTTTCTCGGGGGCCTTCACTTTGGTTGGTGCGGCCTTCTTGGCTGGTGCCTTCTTTGCGGTTGCCATGTCATTCTCCTATTTGATAGTCGTGGAAAACAGTTCCGAGTTTGGCGTCTCCCACCTTGTGGGGTTTGACCCATACATTTTTTCCAGAACGCAAACGCCTTAAATGGCCCCTGCGATCATGCAATCTTGGACTGGCATGTGTGCCACCTTTTGATTCTGACCTCGGCGGTGCTGTAGTCACCACAACGGTTTTCCAATCGTAAGTTGGCAATTTGCCTTGTGCAATCTTTCGCCTGTTGGTGAATGTTTGTGCTACCTCAGCCTTGTATGAATCACACCCCACATCCATGGATTCAAACCACATAGCCACAAGGGAAAGCATCAACTCTGCCACATCATGCGGAACTTCATGGTTTTCGTTGGCTGGGCCATATCGAATTTGCCCTTCATCAACAGCATACACAAGAGGTGGAAATGTTTTAAAGTTTCCAGGCGTACCCTTACTAATATCAACAACAATGCCTTCTTTTGGGTCTGTTCCAGCAATCAACATCATTACCTCGTAATACGGATGACTTTTGCTTGCCCCACCATAAACAACAAGGCTCTTTTCAAATGGGGGTCGATGGGTTGCGAGGTATTGGGTCTTGACTGAATTTTGTCCAGAATAGGCCTTGGAAACATCAAACCACTGTACCTCTGTCGGATCAAAACCAGATGCAATCACGGCTTTCATGATGTCTCGCACGAGTTGTGTAGTCATAAGGGTGCCTCAGGTGCCTCATCGAGGCGTTTGCGTTGATAGGCCTTCTCCTGGGCTGGTGTCCAGGGAATAGGCCCTCCAGGGGGCGGGAAGGGCCAGGTGTTCATGCGGCCTCCCTCAAGTATCGACGGGCCTCACGCCTGTCTGCTTGGCTCATGGGCAGGCCAGCCTGCATCCGAACTACCATTTGTTTCACCCTGGCGTCAGGGTCACGGTCGGCCCACTGGTCGTCTCCAAAGGCCCTACGGCGCTCCTCTGGGGTAAGTTCGATGCGGGGAAGACCGAGGGCCTTGCGAACCTCGATCTCGTCCAGCATTTGCTGGTGTGTTCTCATGCGGCCTCCACAATCTTGGTCAGGGCCTGGATCATCTCTTTGGCCTGATCAAAGGTCAGGGTGGTACGGGCACTGCCACCATTGACCTGGATGGACAACCACACTTCGTTGTCGTCGTATTTGTCCACGAACACCACCTCGTTGCGCTCAGTGGTTTCGATGCGGGTTTGGTAATCGATTTCAGTCATAGTGTTCTCCTTACAAGGGCCGAAGCCCTTGTTTGTTGATTAAGCGGCGTAACAATCTGCGTGAGCACGTTGGGCTTCAATTCCTTGAGACTGATACTCTTCTGAACCATATGCGGGATCGATTTCCACCCAATAGGCCCAATCGATACCTTTGCCTGAAGCAAAAGCATCGTTAACACGAGCGGCAAGGCGTTCAGCCTTGTCAGATGCCTCTTGATGCAAATTGTTGAAATAGGCTTCACCAGTTTCTTCGCAAATTAAACGCTGAGTGCTACGGAAAGAAGCGACATGACGAAAGCGGGTGCCACGAACATTCTCAATGACAACATAAAACGATTCTGCAAAGAAGGGATGACCATCGCAAGAATTACCTGCGTTGTACAGGTCGGAAGCGACGTAGGCGGCGTATGTTGCTTGCATTTGAAACTCCTTGTTAAACCGATCTCGTTGACCGTAGAAGAATTCTAACACAAAGTTAGAGTCTTGCAACAAGCCCACTGTCATAGGTGTTTTCCCTAATCCACTGAAAAAACTTGTCTTATCGTTTGTCGTCCATCACTGCCTCTGGCTTGGGATGCGATTCAGAATCGCTTCTGCGGCGTTTTTCAGGGCGGTACAGGTTTCACCCTCATCTTCCTCATCTGCAAGCGCCTGAACGAGTTTTGAACACTCCTCACGCTCAATGAATATTGCCTGCTTTGTGGTTTCGATGGCCACAGTCATGATTTCTGCCTGGGCAATTGCCAGGGCTTCGTCAAACTCTTTTTGAGTGTACAAGGCCATGACACCAGCATTGTTCATTAGTTGCCGGGCTAGTGGGCTAAGTTCTTTCTTTTCCATCATTTTTTCCCTTCAATCACTTCCAGATGCGGGGGTGATTCTTTGTGAAAGATGCCGTCCGGTGTTAGATAACCTTTCCTGTCCTTGATTTGCAGGTAAGCGCTTTCCAGGCATTCTGTCAGGCTGGCACGCTGAATAGCGCATTGCATGAGTAAAGTAATCACGATATCACCAATGGCGTCCAGAATGTCTTCTCGATCATCACGGTTGATGGCATCAATGAGTTCTGACGTTTCCTCGAGAGTTTTGATAGCTTGTCCCATCGGCTTGCCGTTCTGGATGATGCCTCTGGCTCTGCCCCAGATTTCAATTTCGTTTTCAAGGCTTACATAAGTAGGCATCAATTTCTCCTGCTAGGCAAAGAATAAGCGTTCATTGAACCGGGGCGCTTGGTTGCCACAATGTCCCCATCTCCTGTCTTATAAACTGAATTTCTCCAGTCTATAACAGACTTTCTGTATGCTCCTGGAGCGTCAAGCGTTTGTTTA